GAAGACTGGCACACAGGTAAATTTGTTGTGGACGAGACTTCCATGATGTATGTGGCAGGTACAAAGATTGACTGGGTGGAAGAAACATTTGGTTCACAGTTTGAAATATCCAATCCCAACTCAACAGCGTCATGTGGATGTGGTGAGAGCTTCGGTGTCTAATGGACACAGCATTCGTTATAGGCAACGGAGAGTCAAGGAACATTTTCCCAATAGAGAGTTTAAAAGGTAAAGGTGTCATCTACGGTTGCAATGCCATCTACAGGGATCATCCTATGTTGTGTGATCATATCGTGGCTGTGAACCCTCCCATGTACGAGGAACTGGCTAAGTGGCACAACAGTGGCAAGGAGTCTCCGAACATCTACGGTCCAGACGACATCAGTGAATGGAACTACATCTGCGATGGTGATGGTGAGATGGATGTGCCCGAGGGCTTGAAGATATACAGGAAATGGAGGGGTGGCGACATCAAGAACGGTGGTAAGATAAAGACCAATGATTTCGCCATGGCGAGGGGATCTGGTTGCAGTGCCGTGTTAATGGCCGCCGAGTCGGGCATTAAAAATGTTGTGATAATGTCATTTGACATAATGGGAGCCCAACAATGGGAAATGGAAACACCCAGCAGGATACAGAACAACATCTACAAGAATTCAATCAACTATCTAGACAGGGCCAGCATGAAGGCGTACCTCAAGTACGAATGGATGTATCAACTTAGACAGATAATCAGGAGATTCCCCAGCACCAACTTTCATTTCATTAATCGCAAGGAATACATAGAGGGCAATCCTTTCCTGCGTTGGTACTTTGATCAACCAAATATAAAGTGTGGAATATATGCTGACCTACAGAGATGGATCACCGGTTCTCGTGATGACATCCGATGGAAACAGTTATAAGGTAGTGGTACTACTGGCATCCAGCTGGTATATCTTCCTCATCTTTACACCAACTTTCTGTGCGTACTTTTTGGTATCACAGTAGGAACAAACGTGTTTGTAATCGTTTGATGCCCTGTCTGGATCCACATGTGCCTTGGGTCTCAAGAAAGTGACACTGCACGAGTCACACTTGAATACGTATACGGTGTTTTTCCTGTGGAAGGTGTGATAAATCCCCAATTTACTCTTGCGTTCGTACAGTCTCATGGTCCTGAGGGTTTCTATGAACATATTAGTATTTAATAAATATGTACAACAGATTATGACGAAACTTAACATAGACACAGGAACACTGGGAAATCCGGCCACAGGCGACACCTTACGTACCGCGATGACGAAAGTCAACACGAACTTCAATGAAGTGTATTCGTTGATCGGCGATGGAGCCACAGGATTGATAACGACTTCAGTGACCAATGGAGACTTGAAACTCCAGGCAAACGGTTCTGGTGCCATAGAGATAGACACTTTGTCAATAACAAACTCTATCATCACAAGCATCACAACAAATTCAGACATAACATTGACACCAAATGGTACAGGTGATGTGGTAATCAGTGCATTGAGGGTAAACGGTACTACACTTAATTCATCAGATTCCACAAAGATCACACTGGCGGAAAACGTAGACATCACAGGTAACCTGGTTGTTGGAGGTACTCTTGATCTATCAGGTCTAGCAGTAGGTACACTTAACGTTGACAACTTAAATTTCAATGACAACATCATAAGTTCAGATTCAAATGCAGACATCAACATCACGCCAGGAGGCACAGGAAGTGTTGTGGCATCAGGTGTAAGGATTAAAGGCACAACTTTGAGTGCTGACGACAGTGCTACTATAAACATAAACGAAGGTGTTGTAGTAGATGGCACACTGAACACATCTGGGCAGGCAACACTGGCTGGATTGGCATATCCCACCTCAGATGGAAGCGTAGGACAGTTCCTTAAGACAGATGGCTCAGGTACTTTGTCATTCGCTGACGTATCACTGGGTGACCTGACAATCGTAGGATCAACAATTTCAGTACCAAGCAACGCTGATTTCACACTGGATCCAAGCGGAACAGGTGCGATAAAATTAAACGCAAACACAGACATCACAGGAAACCTAACTGTGACAGGAACATTGGATCTTTCAGATTCAAACTTCACAAACGTTGGAGCATTACAACTGGATTCGATCGCAGGCGATGGAGACACCAACACATCAATCACTTTCTCAGGCTCAGACGTGATCACGATAGCAACAGGTGGTTCAACAGCGGCCACTTTCAATGCAGATCAATCCGTATCATTGGGTGGTGCATTAACAGTCACTGGCGTCACTACACTGACCGGCGGAGTAAGCACAAACTCAGTGACAGGTGAGGTCATACCAGGTAAAATTGAAGGAACAAATTTTTCAGGAAGTTTATTAGTTGGTCATGCAACATCAGGAACTTTAAATTCATCTAGTGATAATACTGGCGTTGGAACTACTGCTTTAAAATCATTAACAACTGGCGATAAAAACACAGTGGTTGGAAATGGTGCTGGTTTTGCAATAACATCATCTAATGAAAACACAGCAGTAGGTAGAAATGCTTTAAGGTATGTTTCTACTGGTACTGGAAGAAATGTAGCTATTGGACAAAATACTTTACAAGCTAGTGGTAGTGGTGATAATTTTGAAGAAAATACAGCAGTTGGTACAGCCGCTTTACAAAATGTTACTGGAAATGTTAATATTGGATTAGGATTTAGTGCTGGTGCAAATATTACAAGTGGTTCTGGAAATGTAATGATTGGCGAAGTTAATGCCGATAGTGCAACAGGCAGTAGACAATTAAAGATTACTGGTAATGATGGCTCAACAGCTACAACTTGGATTAGTGGAGATAGTTCTGGTAATTTAACAACTACTGGTGACGTAACTTTAGCAAATACTAAAAAAGTAATATTTGGTGACGCAGGAGAAAACATAGTAGGTGACGGTACAGCTATGACAATAGCATCCAGTCAAAATATCACGTTAGACGCCGCTGGCGATATTACTATAAACGCTGATGGTTCTATTATAAGTTTACAAGATGGCGGGACAGAATTTTTAAGATTACAACATGGTGGATCAAATAATACAGTAATCAAAAATGGTAATGTAGACGCCAGTATAACCATTCAAGGTAATGACGGTGGTTCATCTATAGACGCTCTAACACTAAACATGAGTGCGGCGGGTGCCGCCACATTCCTCGGCACAGTCACAATGGCAGGTGGACAGGCCATACCAGGTAAAATTGAAGGTACAAATTTCACAGACAGTTTATTAATTGGTCACTCAACAACTGGTACTTTGAATAATGCTGACAGAAATGTTGGAATTGGTATTGGTGCCATGGATGCAATAACCTCAGCAGATGATTGTGTATTCATAGGTCATATCGCTGGTAGCACAAATACCACTGGAACAATCAATACTGGAGTGGGTGCAGGCGCATTAAATAAAAATGTAAATGGAGGAAACAATGTTGCTGTGGGTTATCAGAGTTTATATAACAACAACTCAGGAAATCACAATACTGCAATCGGAAGAATGTCTGGAGACAATATCACAAGTGGTGATGGTAACGTAATTATTGGTGAGGTTGATGCAGATAGTGCAACTGGCGACAGACAATTAAAGATTGCTGGTTATGATGGCACAACAAGAACAACTTGGATAGAGGGTGACAACACAGGTAAAGTGTCATTCCCAGGCAATGACGGTGCAGGACTGTCAATACTGAGCAGTACGATTTCAACCTCGGCTTCGAACGCAGACATAACATTGACACCACATGGAACAGGATCAGTGGTGATCAGCCAGATATCAACCAACTCAGTGACAGGTGAGGTCATACCGGGCAAGATTGGTGGAACAAGTTTTGCTAATTCTTTATTGATTGGTCATTCTACTACAGGAACTTTGAACGATGCTAATAGAGATGTTGGTGTTGGAATTGGTTCTTTAGATGCTATCCAAAATGGAGATGATAACACAGCAGTGGGTTACAATAGTGGAAGTTCACTAACAAGTGGTGGTTCAAATACCATGATCGGAAATGAAGCAAATTCAAGTGGTAATCCAGCAGGAAGTACGTCTTTAGGTTATCAAGCATTAAAAGTAAATGCTGGAACTAATAATATTGGACTTGGAACTACGGCTGGACAGAATATAACAAGTGGTGACGGTAACGTAATCATAGGAGTGGTAGATGCTGGTAGTGCCACTGGCGACAGACAATTAAAGATTGCTGGTAATGATGGCACAACAACCACAACTTGGATTAGTGGAGCTAGTTCTGGGGTTGTAACCATAGACGGTGGCATAGACATAGGTGATGCCAACATCAGTTACGGCACAGCAACTACTACATCATCTAGTGCGGCAAATATGAACACGTTTGCGGCGGCGACATACAGAAGTGCCAAGTACCAGGTGTCAATAGTTGACTCTACAAACACAAAATTCGGAATATATGAGGTATTCGTTACACACGACGGGTCAGCCGCGTACATAAACGCCCAAGGCATAAGCGACACAGGACTTGATCTGGCCACATTCTCGGCAGACATCGACAGCGGTTCTGTGAGGGTTAGGGTTATTCCTATATCAGACGCTTCAACTGTTTTCAAGTTCGTTCGAACAGTCTTTACTGTATAATACCTAATAACGTTTTCCACTAAATATTGCTAATATGACACAAGAAGTAATAGATGTAGGTGTAAATGCGGATGACGGTACTGGTGATTCGCTGTACGAGTCCGGTAACAAGATCAACGGCAATTTTGATGATTTCTTTGATCTCGTGCCTGTCAAGTCGGACATCAAGTTCTTCGGCAACAACATCACATCAAGGCTATCAAACGCAGACATCGACGTACACCCAAGCGGCACAGGTTCGATAGTATTCCCGGGTATCAGATTCAATGACAACAACATAGAAGTCCTAAACACCAACGACGACATCAAAATCATTGCCAATGGCTCCGGTCGTGTGACCATAGCAGGGCTGGCCTTCGGTGGGACAACCATAAGTTCAGACGATTCCTCATCGGTTAACATAAACGAGAACGTCATAGTGGACGGAGACTTCTCAGTCGAGGATGGCTTCACATTCAGTGGTGCACAGACTTTTGCCACTGGCATGAACATTGCTACACTCACACTCGGTAACGGTTCAATAACTGACTCATCAGGTGCCATAAGTTTCGGAAACGAGAATTTGACAACCACAGGAACACTTGCCGCAGGTGATGATTCCGTGATAGGTAATCTAACTTTGACAGATGCTTCCATAACTGATTCATCAGGTGCCATAAGTTTCGTAAACGAGAATTTAACGACCACAGGTACTCTCAGTGGAGGAACAGGTTCGACACTGGGTAACCTAACATTTGCCAATGGATCGATCACTGACTCATCAGGAGCGATCAGCTTCGGAAATGAGAACTTGACTACATCAGGTACATTAGTTGTTGGCAATGTCACACTTTCAAGTGGTTCCATAATAGATTCCAGTGGAGCAATAAGTTTTGGAAACGAGAACCTAACAACGACTGGAACATTAACGGCCGCAACTGGATCGACACTGGGTAATCTAACATTTGCCAATGGATCAATAACTGATTCCAGTGGAGCAATAAGTTTTGGCAACGAGAACCTGACCACAACAGGAACATCTTTCGCAATAAACAGCACACTGACTGTGGCCAATGGATCAATAACAGATTCCAGCGGAGCAATAAGTTTTGGTAATGAGAACGTCTCAACGACAGGAACCATCGCAAGGGCAACAGGTTCCACCATCGGTAACCTTACGCTGGCAAACGGATCAATAACTGATTCATCAGGTGCCATAAGTTTTGGCAACGAGAACCTGACCACAACAGGAACATCTTTCGCAATAAACAGCACACTGACGGTGGCCAACGGATCAATAACAGACTCGTCGGGTGCAATAGATTTTGGCAATGAGAACGTCTCAACATCAGGAACCATCGCAAGGGC